TTGGCATCGCGAAGAAATCTTTTGTAGAAAAGAACTTTTCTAAGTTCACATCTTTTCTTAAGTGGACTAATAAAGGATTTAAGTAAGGAAGATCCGTAATTCTAATTGACACATGAGCACCTATTAGAACAACTTCCACAACATACTTTTGTTGGCAAGCAACTAGGCTCTGTTTTTTCTACTGAGAATTTTGATCTCTTTCTGGAGGGAATACATATCCCGTCATCAGTGCATATCCCTGAGCAGGAGCAGACTTCTGATATTTCTGCTTTGCATTCATCACACTGAGCGCAATCCCCACCATGTTTTAATAAAATAATAGTTAACTTAATATGAAATCTTTGAAGGAAGCTAAACTCTTTATTGTCAGCTAGTAATAAATTGAAATCTTGAATATTAAAACAACAAGATATTTTCCAGAGCATCCATGTCTTAGCATCTTCAATAGCTATATTTATAATTTCATTAACTCTTGTAGAGCTAGTGTTTTCAACATAACCGCCACTTCCGCCATTAGCACTAGGGTCAAAATCTCTCCTGCGAGCGAGCTTTTCGATATACTCTTGTCCATATCTATTATACAGACCTTGTCTATCTACCCATGTTGACATCTAACACCTTTTTTATTTTTTGTTTTTATCTCTTTTAAATTTAGCATTTACATTTGCGTAAATTTTAAAAGTTCCTTCTTTTAGTTTCTTAAGTTGAGAATCTGACACAAGTGCAAGGTTCCCTGTTGAAACTCTATTTAACATCATGTAACTCTCACTCCCTTCTTCGGGAGTGATAGGAACATAAATATCTGTTAAAGCTCTAATAACTTTCATAAGTTATCTAAACCTTATGATGCAGTAATTTTAATTAGAGTTGCAGCTTTAATATCTACAACAGTTGGAGTTAAATCATGATAAACAACCTGAACATCCCCACCCTCTGCGCCTAAGTCCTCATCAAACTTAACTAGAGAAGAAACATCTTTAGTAAAAGGACTCATGCCGTAACCTCTAACTGGCGCATCTGTTCTTTGTAACTTAACAGCTTTTGCCATGAAGAAATATTCGCCAAAAGTATTTGACAAGTTAAAAGGCTGATTAGGAAGTGCAGTGTTAACAGCAGTATCTGCAATACAAATCTTTTGTAGACCTAAAAGTGATGCAAGCTCTTCCTGAGCTGCCATTACTGGAATAGCACAGCCGCCTGGCTTAACACTTGGATGTCTAAGAAGTTTATTAAACAAAGATAGTTTAGTTATCAGTACGTTTCTAGCACCTGTAAGCTCGTTATCGCTTTGGATATCTTGGAAGTATCCAAAAAGATCAAAAGTTGGGCTTAGAAGATTTGCTAGCGTAAGATTAAACCTTGTTCCCTCAGCAGTAATTTCAGAAGGTAAATCTGTTCCTGCATCAGTGTAATCAGCTTCATTAGTCATAATATTAATAGCTCTTAACTCATGCTGAAGTAACAAAAGATCTGTTAGCTCCATAGTCTTAGCGCCGTCAACATCAATAGTAACTGGACCACAAAAGTTAGGACCACAACAATCTTTTAAAACCATTTCTAGTGCATGCTCTTGAGTTGAAGCATTAACATATTTAAAGCTAGATGGGTTAATTCTCTTAGGTGCTGAGTAGCATCCAATTAAATCGTCAACTGCTTTTAGGTTGTCCATTCTACCATTAAAATCTGCAGTAGTTGTCCAGTCTGCATATTTGAAATCACATGATGGAACTGCAATGCCAGGAAAAGCGCATTCTGCAACTAGCCCCTCTCTTTTAAGTCCCATTTCAAAAACTATATCTGCTAATAATCTTTCTGTTGGATAATTTGATTTTGCCATTTTATTTTATTCCCCCGTTAATTTTTAAATTTTAAATTTTTTATTAAACTACAGCCGCTACTAATGCAGGTTGCAACAAAACTGCAATGCTAGCTTTTCCAGCCGCAGATTGTAAAGCAATTCCTACTCTAACAGCCGCCTCCGTAACACCAACACCAGTCACAACACCAAGACCAGCAGGTCCTACGTTAACAACTTCACCAGCTTCAATTCCAGTTGCAACTTCTACTGCAACATTTGCAACACCAGAAACTACAACATCAACTGACCTGCCAGCTTGCTGATAAGTATCTACATCTGCATTCTCCTCTAGTGGAAAATAAAGAGCAGTTACACTGATTGCAGCTTGAACTTTTCCGTCAGTAGCTAATTGAATTAGCTGACCTATTTTTCTAGCGTTAGCAGCATCAGAAGCGATAGCTGAGTTCTTTTTTAATTCAAAAGCATTTACAATTTTGTTTGATAAACTATATCCCATTTTTTTAATCTCCTATATTTTTTTAAATTATTTATTTAACTTATCTACTAACAACAAAGCTTGCGGAAGGTTCTTGGCTTTACCTTCTTTGATAAGCTCTTTAGCCTGCGTAATTCTAGACATTCTATCATCAGTAGAATTTGTTTTAGCAGGCTCATCCTTAGAAATTTCAATTTTTTTAGTGAACTTAGCATCAATCTTTTTAGGCTCTACTTTTTTAACTTCCACTAAAAGTGCAAATTCTATAAAGGACTTAGCCTTAACGCTATCAAGAGAATATTCTTTTATTTTTTCTGCTGAAAGAGAAATACCTTTCTCTAAAACTAGAGCTGAAAGCTCTTCTTCTAAATCTTTAGCCTGAGCCACTTCCATTTCAGATTCAAGATCAGCAATTCTTAGTTTAAGAGCTGCATTTTCTTCTTCCAAAGCTTTTAAAACATCTTCATCAATCAAAACTTCTGCAAGCTCTTCTAAAGATGAGTCTTTTGTACCACCACAACCACATGCAAATTTTTCCCATGCTGCGCTATCAAATTCTATTTTGCTTTTCATTCTTTCCCCTTTATTATTTTGTTTTTTAAAAATCTCAGCTACAGTTTGCTTGTCTGCACCAACAGGCACAAAACTAACTTCCTGAAGCCAACTATCTTTTATAATTGTTGCGGGTCCTGTTACAGGATAACCGTTAATCTCTGTTTCAATTCCTGATTTAATATCTTCAATCTTTTCAAAGTCATAAGAATAGCCTATTGAAAACTCCCAGCTAAAACCTTCCTTAGCTAAGTTTAAAACTTCTTTCCCACTCTCAGTGCTCTTAGAAATCTGGCCATCTTCAATAAGGATTTTATTATCTACAACTTTTATTGTGGCATAGCCTGCAATTTTAGTTGGGTCATGGTGTAAAAATATTGGAAGTTTCTCTTTAAAAGATATTGAGTTAACGTCTGTAATTAAATTCTGATAGCCAGAGTGATAGTCTATAGGCTGGCCTGAATAAGCCACACCTTTAAACTTTCCTGTTAGCTCCCCATCTTTATCCTTATCATCAAGTGAAAAGGTCTGGGTGATAAACATTTTATTTGACATTCAAAATCCCCTATTTGAATTTATTCTCAACTGTGTTCCACCAAAGATCAACCTTTCGGTCAACCTGGTCCAAAGAATTTTTAAACCTAGACTTGTAAGGTGAGTTATTAGGAAGTTTATTTATAGCTCTTAATGCTGCCTGCTTAGTTGGAGATAAAACATTTCCATAAGTTTTATTAGATGCATCCCCAAAGCCCACTTCAGGTCTAGGGAAATTATTTAAACTCTTTCTAGAAATTCCTATTTCTTTTGCATCCTCTAGAGTCATGTTAATAACTCCACATCTACAATTGCCAGACAGTATACCATCAGTTATAACCAAGCCATGACTAGACTCAAAATCATAAACAAATCCGATGTAAGGATAAAACTTGATGTTAACGATCTCGTCAGTTCCTTCAAAGAAGGACTTAGTGTTAATAAACTTAGCCTTAAGTTCAAGGTCAGCAGAGATACGATCATCAGAAGGCTTCACATGTTCGGGTACAAATCTAGAGGAATGTCTGAGCAAAAACTTTTCGGAAAAGACATTGTAGAAATTGAAGAAAATATTCTTAAGCTCTATTCCGATAATTTTCAAAACACTAGGACTATTGCTAATATCCTTGGAGTCTCTAAGGGGTATGTTAATAATATTCTTAATAAAAATAATATTAAATGCGATGCCATGAATAAACGATCGTACACACGAGAAAGGAAATGCGCAGCTGAGATAATAGGTAAGTTTGAAAATGAATTTTTCAACACCTTTGAAAGCCACTTCACTATTACTAGACAAAAATCCATCAGTGGTCACAATGTCGACTTCTTTATTCATGAACTTAATGTCGCCATAGAAATTGAAAGACGTGGACTTTTTAATACTAAGAGCCTTAAGAAACATCGCTTTGAAAACATTAGAAGCACTGGATGTGACATTGTTGTAATTTATATTCCAAGACATGTTAAATCTTTTAACTTCGAAATTATTCGTGACAAGCTTATCGCCAACTTGCAAATCTTTTGCAGAGATAAATCCTTGATCGGACATCATTGGGTGGTTCAGTGTAATACCGCTAATGATTTTTCCACTTTTCAGATAGATACGAACCATATCAGATTTATAAAAAGCTCTAAAAGCCTTAGTAAAATCCCCTGATACTTTTTGCTTAAAACTTGTACAATTATGCCCCACGGGCGGAGTATATTTATCCCAGAATGAAGAGTCCGCTTTTTTAACAGTGCCGTCTAATTCTAAGTGAGTAGGTCTAGTGTCACTATCCCCAACGGCCGTATACATAAGATAAGGAGTTACGTTAGAAGTCCCAGCGTTATATCTCATCGATTGATTGTAAACTGTGTTTACATTATTTCGGTAAACTGTTTCTAGTCTAGCTTGCGCTAAGGACTCCATAGCACTTGTGTCAAGAGAGTCCCTCCACTGCTTAAAAGAATTGCCTTGAGTTATGGAATTAGCAAGAGACGTCTTAACCATTTCTATTTCTCTGAGCTTTTCTAAACCAGATACATAAAAAGAAAGCCTTCTCAAATCTTTAGGCAAATCATTATAGTAAAACTTAGTAACTGCAACTCTGTCTTTTAAAAGATTAAGAGAAAAATCAAAGGTGACTTCTTCCTTAGTTGCAAATTGTATTCTGAAAGGCGATAGCTCGATGTCAGTTTGAGAAGCATCTAGTTTTTTAGGATTTCCCTGCCTAGCACCTAAAGCCGCAGCGTAGAAACTTGCCTCTGTAAAAATATCATTAAAGCCTGGGTCATCTTCATTAAATAAAGCTAATAGATTTTGATCTAAATCTTTAGAATCATCAGCCGTCATGATAGATGCTATGACTAAGTTAATGTCTATGGGCTGGCCCTGATTTCTAGTTAGGAACTTAATAACATCTTCTCTTTGATTTAACTCTTTATCTCCAGGAGAATATTTTAAGATATCTTTAACCCCACCACACTCATGGCACCCGTCTAGTCCAGTGTATTCTAGGGCTTGCCCATCACTTAGAAAAAGGCTTTTTTTTTGAGGGGCAGATTGCTGAGCACTAAAAAAAGGACTTACGGAAGGAGCTGGAGTTTCTACTATTTCTATTTCATTATCTTCAAAGCCGTAATTGTTTATCCAATATTCCTTTGTAAATTTAAGCTGACCTGTGCCTGCTAAAATTTGATCTCTAGATGCCCTAGCTGTTTCAAGTCCTTGTTCATAAATTAAGTTTGAAGTAGGAATAAGCTCAAGAGGTATCCCGTTAACATCCCCTATTTGTCTCATAGCTTCATCAATAGATTTTTCAACTATGTTAATATCATTTAAAGTTTTCTCTAACCTAACATCATTATGAACTTCTGCACTTTGAGAAGAGCCTCTAGATGCCATAATAGAAGTTTGAGTTTCCCCAAGAATAACTCTGTAAAATAAGTCAGTAGTTTTGTTATCTATGATATCAAAAATAGATGAGTCTCTAGATGGTTGAATATAATCAATACTATCACTTGTAGTTGTAGCTAAGACCGAGCCTTTTTGTGCAGTCTGTAAACTCTCGCGCATAGCCTCAACATCTTCTGCATTAGGAGTCTTGCCATGCAAAAAACCTAGAGCATATCGCTCTGCAAATTTCATCCACAAATCCCAATCATTGCACTTAAATAACCATGCAAGATAAAGACGGGTAAACATTGCGTCGCCTCTAGGATTAAAAGAAGTTCCATTATTTACAGATAAAATCCATTTGCCATAGTCTAATAGCTCATTATTTATAAGCTTATCTCTAGCCCCGTATCTTAACTTAACGCGAACTAAATCAGGCATAGGTTGAAAACGCCAAAATTCTTCTTTTTGAAATCCGTCAACTTTACCTGAGCCATCTTCGTTATAAATAATTTGTTCTACATTATAACCATAGGCAACAGACCACCAGAAATCTTGTTTTAATTGTCTTTCGTGAGGTAAGATCTGGTCTTCCATAAAACGATTAACTTCTTCAGAAGGCCCATTAATAGTGAGCTTTGTAGTAAGGAGCGCAACTAATCTTTTATCAACAGCCGCATATATCTCGCCATCATAGTAGAGTTTATTTAAGACTCTTCTATCTCCTACCTTTAAGGCAAGCTCATCTGGGTCTACATAGTAAGATAGGTTTTGAAAAAAGTTATCAAAGTCTATTCTTTTAAATAGAGCTTTAAAGTCTGTTTTGCTGACTTCTCTTTTATATAATTTGTCTACAATATTCTGGAAAAAACTAGCCATATTTTTTATATTACCCTGCAGAAAATTTTGATCTAGTTGCAGTTTTTAATTGTATGAGTGCCATGGTTAAAGTGTCAACCATATCGTCATTGCCTGTTGTCGAGCCGCTTTCTGTAAATCCCAACAACTCATCCTGGAAGTCAGTAACTAGGGAAATGTTTTTAGGTAGCAGGACTAGACCATTTTCAAACAAGGGCTGGGTCATTAACACTCTTTCTACTTTGGATAGACTCTTAAATTCTTTCTTTTCCGGCCAGGCAATTATATTTCTTATTTCTTTTTGAATCTCTGAAATCATGGCCGGACCGTTAGCCTTATCTTCAATATACTTTAATGACGCGGTTGGGTGCTTATCGCAAAAGATTCTAAAGTTAGCTTTTGAGTTTCCATAATTCCATCTGCCCCGTACTAAATCTATTAGATAAAAATAAATGCCCAACTTACCCCAACATTGATAAGAGACAAAGTCAGACCTAGCAGTATCTTTAAAAGCCAAATCTGCAACTAGAATTTTTTTATCAAAAGAAGTTGGGAGCTCTTCATAAAAACGCATCCATTCTTTTTTAATTAAACCACCACCCACAGGAGTAGGGGATTGTTGCATTTGTCCAGACCAACCATAAGTGCCAAGCCCCTCATACTCATCTTGCTTTTCAACTTCCCCGTATCTTGTCGGGTGCATGAACTCCCCTATTTCTCTAGGGTCTTTCCAGCCTGTGATATTCTCAACCTGGCCCTCTACTTTTTGCATGGGGATAACTAATTTTTCAAAGTCATATTTTTCAGCTAGCAGACCTGAGATATCATTTTGATGTAGTCTTTGATTTACATTAATTCTTCTGCCTGTTTTTTTATTTTGAAGTCTATTGTAAAATGATTGAGTGTACCAAAGTCTAGTAGAGTCTCTGGCAACTTTGCTAAAGGCATCCTTAGCATTTAGTAGATCATCGCTTATCAGAGTATCTGCACCCTTACCTGTTATCGTACCACCAACAGAAGTTGAAAGAAAATAACCGTTAAATTCATTCTCCATAAAAGTCTGAGTGTCTCTATCTTCCTTCACTCTAATTGGCCATAGGGATTGATAAAACCTAGACTTAATTAGATCTCTTCTTTTTAAATTAAAATAAGTTGAGAGCGATGCAGAATAAGATGACGATATAAACTTATGACTAGGCTCAGTAGCCCATACCCAAGTGGGATAAATTACATTTACAAGTAATGACTTAATAGTTCTAGGTGCAATGTTTATATCTAAGTTTCTAATAAGACCTGAGCTTACAGCCTCTAAGTTTTGGGCTACAACTTCAACATGCCAGTTATGCTCATAGGTACTTTCAGGCTCTAATATCTTAAAGGCTTGCCTTGTAAAAAAAGCAAGGTCCTTTTCACAGACTTTCTTAAATATATATTTTTCATTCATTTCTTATTTTTTACTATGTCTTTCATTTTGTCTAACATCAACAGAGTTTCATCATCCGACATTTCAATTTCAAATGCGCTATCCTCTAGAGTGCTATTTTTAAGTAAGCCATCCATGTCTTGGACTGCTATAGCCTTCAACTCTGTTGGTATTCCATAAGTAGCAAAGTAGAAACGCATGTGGTTAACATTCCCAGTCTTAATCATGATATTAAAAAACGACATGAAAGCTGCATCTTCTATGCTAAGTCTTTCCTTGTGCTGGCCCATTCTCTCGAAGGTAGCTAAATCCATTTGCGATAAGTTTTTAAACTTCTTTAAAATCCTTGCGTAACCAGATCTTCTTAAAGTGGAAATGTCATCCTGAAGTTCCGCAACATCAGTTAAGACCTGGGTCTTATGTTCCGCAGGTTGTTTTAATGCTCCTCCTGGATTTCCTTTTATGAATCTTCCTTTTTTATCTTTCATTTTTTTAAAGCTCTCTTTGTTTAATCATTTTTAATATCTTAGCTCTTGGGTTTTCAGATTGCCAAAGCCATCTTTGAAAACTTGCCATTGTTTGGATAGCTATTTTAAAGTCTTCATTCACATTAGGCAGCAAGTGTTTCTCTAGATCAACCCACAAATAAACCTTAGCTTCCCAATCTTCATCATGCCTTTTTTCTCTTAATTCGCCAAACTTAATAATCACAGGTTTACACCTTGGCTTTACAAAGGGCTTGCCTCTATACCCTCTAAGTCCATTTACTTTTCCTTGCCCGAACCCAAACTTTTTCATCCAAAAGGAAGTGATGCTGCCAGCAAAAGCAAGTGGTCTTTTAAAATAAACCCACTGTGCTTTGTAAGATATAAGACCTGCCATTTTTACAGCTTCAATTATTTCTTTGTCAGACCACCTTGATTGTCTAGGACTAAACAATTTGTATTTCTCAAGAACACTTCTGACTTTTACATCTGGGAATTTCTTTTGGGTTTCACGCTTGCCATGCTTTTCGTAGTAAGCACAAATTGTTTTAACGAGATGGGGATTGTTTTTATGTTTATTATGAAAGGTAAATTTAACCTTTGAGGTATCAATGGAACGCTTTAAATTAGATTTACTAACACCTAAGTGTTTTGCAACATCTGTAAATTTCATCTTGTTACTTAAAGATGTGGCAATCGCTATTTGTTTTTTTGTCATAGTGCCGAGAGGTCTTTTGCGTAAAATGGCAATACAAGGCTTGCACCTTTTTGTATTTGCATGGGTCCCAGCAATACTGGTTTTACAACTTAGGCACTTCTTTGATTTCTCTAACATAGTAACCTATATCCGTACCCTTTTTAATATTGCGACTTGTGATTTCCGTTTTAACATCTTCAATCTCTTTATGTTCTTCTGGATATTTAAGTTGAATAAAATCTCTTATTAAATCCATAACGCCTTTAGTGTAGTTAACTGTATCCCAATCATTCATAAATCCATCCCCACAGATTTTGCAACAAGCTCTGTGTTTTCAGAGTGTAGCATTACTAAATATCTTTCCAGCTGATTTTGTCTTGTGTAGTCGTTTGCATCTAAAGCTGCTTGTAGTAAATCCCTAGCTGTTTTAATACGTTCGATGTTTTCTCTTAGCCTTAACTCAACTTCATCGTTCATTTAAAAACCTTGCGGCTTTAATAGCAACGTCAATAGTTTCGTTCAGTCTTGCCACACAATTACAAGCTGCGTTTACAGTGGAAGGTGTAACTTCTTGCTTAATGACATCGATCATCATGGATTGAAGTTGGTTTATAGTTTTAGACACACCAAAGTTTTCGTTTACAAACTTAACTCGGTCTTCTTGTGACTTTTGGGTTATTTGATTTCCTGATGATGGATGGTCCTTACTAGGTAACCTTTCGATAAAAGACATTTTACTTATTTCCCCTTTTGTTGGCTGTTCATACCTAATCTGCTCATGCAAGTTGTGATTACTTAGTGCTATAGCTTCTGCTCTGCTCGTAACTCCAAGCTTTTTATATACTGTGCTCAGATGAAATTTTACGGTTTTTTCACCAACAAATAAAGCTTCAGCAATAGTTTTATTGTTTTTTCCCTGGACTAAATGATTGTAGACAATTTTCTCTGATTTAGTTAGCTCGTTAAAGTTATTCATAACAACTACCTGTCTTTAAGAATAAATCTTTTAAACTTAAATCTTCCATGTCTCCTGACTTACCTTCATAAGAATCTTTTAATTTTTCTATACACTTAGAAAATATTTGAGAGATCCTGCCTTCTGATACAAGAAAGTGGTGTGCAATCTCAACCGTAGTATATCCTTGAAGATTCATTATTATAATTTTTTGCTCTCTTTCATTAAGATAGTTAAGTTTTTGATAAAAACCTGATTCAAAAAGAACAACTCCTGCTGACTCTGCACAATCATAGATTCCGTCTGAGATAAGATCTTCGTAGCTTGGGCTATCCTTTCCAGCGCTATTGATGATATTAAAACTGGCTGGCCTTGCGAGATTCTGCCTTTGTAAATATGAATTAGAGCCCTTGCGTCCAGAGTATTCTCTAACAAAGTCGATAAATGACCATTTAATTTTTCTAGGCTTTCTAGTAAGACATTCGATTGCGTACTCTTGTCCAAAGTCTTCTGCTGTGATTCCATTCGGCAACATTCCTTCTCTTTTAAGTGCGTATTTCTTTGCACGAGTCATTAGCTTTATTATATGATCATTAGTTATCATTTTTTTTCTAAGCTCATAAAATCATCAGATCAAATATAAACCGCAAAGGCAATACGGCCACCGCAAAAGGTCTAGCTAATGCGGAGCGTATTAAAAGGTTACTTTACTTTATTTCTACTTTTTTCTTTT